GCACAACGACAAGTTTCTCGCCTTCTTCTTCTAAGGTTGACTCAAATGTAGTCACTGCTCGTTTATGCGATTTGCATTTTGCATCTATCGCGGCATATTTTGTTCTTGCATCCTTAAGGTCTGCGAGGATTTTGTGATTCTCAATCTCTGTTTCAATGTCTATGCCTTCGAGTACCGAGATAGCTGACTGCGTGTCTATAATGAGGGTCGCCTGGTTCTTGTCCCATGCCGCTCGTTTAATTTTGAGGTTCTTGACATTGTCCTCGATACGTTTGTTCGCAGCTTTTGTTGCGTCTATTGTTAGCTCTTCTTCGCGTAACTCATCTTTCGTGTCTTTCAGTTTTTCCTTAAGCACCTCTGCTTTTTCACTCAACTTCGTGATACCAAGTAGCTGTTCAATAATATCACGCTGATCCGCTGCTCTCATGCTAAGAAATGGCTCGCTATATGTGTTAAGTGCTACGATATTTTTAAACATGGTGTGGCTTATGCCAAGCTCTCGCTCTAATTGCTGTTGGGTTAGGCGACTATCACCCTGTGCTTCGTCTGCATCTTCAGCATCAGCCTCAGTACCAGCAATCATAAACGAAAACTTATTAGGCCTACGTCCACGTTCAATCAAATACTCTACGCCGTCCTTCTCAAACTCCAATGTCACAACCATGTTCTTTGCATTAGTCTTGTTAATGAGATTGTCTTTGCGGATGTTGGTTAGTGCTGATCCATAGAATGCGTAGGACAGAGCATTGACTATTGTACTTTTCCCCACGCCATTTCGAGAATCATTGCCACCCATGTCTAAGTTTTCACCCAGCACTAGCACCAAATCTTTGTCAGTGAAGCAGATACTCTGTGTTACATTTCCGATTGACATGAAATTTTTTATGGCTAATGATTTAATATTGATCATTCTGTCGTTGTCCTTTTGCAATTATCAAAATGATATCGTTTCATGGCTAAAGCGCCGCCAGTTTTATGACAATTTGGACATGTTACACGTTTTTGTGGCCCAAGTCTTTTTCCTAATTTTGATCGTCTTATGTTCGCGCAATGTTCTGCACTTTTAATATAGCCTTTTGCAGATTCAGACATTTGTTTGCGTGTTGATTCACTATGGATTTTGTTAGCAAATCCTCCTACTCGGCCCATATTTCCAATTGAAATATTTTTTCGATGTTCTTCGGTGAGTTTTACTCCCTTTCTTGCTATGGATCTTTGAATCTTCAATCGGGCGGCCGTCTCGGCGCCATAGATTTCTTCCCAGGTCCTACCCTTTCTCGATAATGATATCGCCCTTCTTGTTTCAGGAGTATGATCCCACCCACGCTCACCTCCGGTAGTGCTATTATATCCATTTTCAAAAGTTTTGTGTTCTGCTATCAATTCGATTTCAATATTTCCTGCTTCTTCACGTGCTTCACATTGTTCCAAGATTTCAAATTCCCATACGTTAGCCGAGTATTTTCTAATGGCACGGTGAAAATGATTTTGTGAACCATTATCAGCTGCATTTACGTGTGCCAACCACCGTTGATTCATGGTCATTTCCGTGAATCCAATGTAGGATTTATTATTGGTCTGATTGGTTATTTTATAAATTATCATATGTCGTTATAAATCTGTGTTAATTTGTCTGTGTTAAATGTAGCCTGATCCATTGTTTGAATGCTTTCAATCACAATTTGGTCAACCGTTTCAAATTTAATATCACCTATTGGGGTGTCAGATCCTGCCGATTCTTGTTTAGGCAGTAGCTTGAGCTCGCGTATGTCATAATGATCGAAGAATGTTTCTCGCAAAAAGTTTGCTTCTTCGTAAGTAATATCAACGTCCAACTCGATCTTGGCGTAGGTTGTCGCACTCAAATATTTGTCAGGATCTTTTAGCAATTTGCTCAGGTCCATTGAAATATATCTGGGACCGTCTTCCCAGTTCACATATTCTGGTTCACCGCCCCATTTGAGGAACATAGCGCCACGATCAAAATCCCATGTGTCTGCATAGTTGTGACCAAATGGATTGCCTATATAGTGAATAATACCTGACTGTTGTCTCTTGTGAAAGTGGCCGCTGAAAATGTAATCTTGGTGTTTAAAATGAGAACTCTGTAATTGATTATGATCCGGCATTTCTACGAGAGCATTCATTTTGAATCGAGGCAGTTCAAAATGGCCGAACATATATTTAGACTTGATCTTTGAGACTTTTTTCCATTCATCACCTACCAACCATGGAATAATTGCAACATCATCTATCTTAGTTATTTCATCAATGAGGTGTATATGGGAATAAAGACTGGCCATTGGAATCGAATTGATCTCACGCTTCTCTTTGTAGTAGAGGTCGTGATTCCCGACGATAAAATACATATTATCAAAAGCTTCATTTAGTAGTGCTAAAGCTGACATACTGTAATTGAGTGTAGAAACATTAATTGATGCTCTATGATGATGCCAATCACCAAGCATAATACACGTTTCTGAATTACGTTTTTTGGCCTCTACAATAAACCATTTGATAAAATTAATACAATCCGTGTTATGCTGTCGACTATTATGTTTCAAACCAAAATGCACATCGGTTAGACATGCCACGTTCTTGAATAATTGGTTATTTTTTGTCATTATTTTTCTTATCCTGCGCTGCTCGTCTTGTTTTACTCCAAGGCTTGCCACGTTTTTTATCAGACATTAACTGTAATGTTTTTGCTGAATATATATTTGTCATTCCTTTATTCCAAGGTGTTCGACCTTTTCTTGTTGTTGACATACGTGATCGCGCCTCTGGCGTATGTTTTTTGCCCTTCATCCATGGTACTTGTCCTTGATGCGACGATGATAAGTTTGCTCTATGTTCTTTACTAAATGGTTTGCGTTTTTTGCCTGTCAGTGATATAGATATTTTTGCGATATGTTCTTGTGAGAGCGGCCCAGTTTTAATTCCTGATCTATTAGCAGAGATTTTCTTTCGTGTTTCATTAGAAACGCAGTCTGGACCAGTAATATTAGATCGATTATACGACATTTTATTATGTGCAGCATCACTGTCTCGGAGGAATGCTGATTCTATGGTTCGTATTTGGTTTGACTCATAATCTCCTTCAAATAAGATTTCTCGAATAAAATTCTGTTTGCCATATTTCTTTTCCGCTGCTAACATGACTTCACTTGAATGACGATAACCATCATCAACAGTTCCTTTATGTGATCCAATATACCACTTACTATTGATGAGATTAGTCCATTTATATACAAATCCACTCATTTTCTATCAACCCAATCTTGATATGTGTCACCAAAATAATCTTGTTGTTCGTCGGTAAGGCATTTATCAAGTTCAGTCATCCTATTGTACCACCAGAGACTATCTTGGCAAAAATCTTTTTCTCGAATCTCTGCCTCAACCGTAACGTCGATCAGCATCATACAATATTTTTGCCAATCAATATATGTATCGGCCAATTGTTCTTTAAAGACTTCCTTGGGGTCTCGCTTTGTCATGCGTGTTTCTTTACCAACTTAAATTCAACTCTAGGGCACTTTGTTAATTTATTCGACTGCATGTAAAATCGTAGAAAGTTGTGTCGTTCTGACGGAGCACAGGAGCCAATAAACCTACCGTTTGATAAGTACACTTTGAATATATAATTTTTATCTAAGTTTTTAGCTGGATCGGCCATAACTGCTCCTTACTGGTTACTATTTTCTGCGGCTGCCTTTGCGTCTTCTCGCATTTGTCGAACTTTGTTCTCGTGTTCTATTTGTTTGGAGAAGCTTGGTGTTAAGCCTTGGTTGACTAAGATTTCGTCGCGTATGTTTTGGTTCTTTTTTTCTATGTTCAATACTCGCGTAAAACTATGTGCCAATGCCTGTGTAAAATATGCGAACGGATTGCTTGAACGTGCCTCATTAAACTGCAATCCCATTGATGATAATTGAAGTAGGCTCTGTCCTTTCATCTCGTCAACGTATGTATAACCGCGCCAGTTAGCACGTTGGCTATATCGTTCTACAAGTAGCATGAACATGCGAGCAAGTGCATCAGTCATCGCTCCATGTGTCTGTGAAAACTCGCCGTTTAAGCTGTGGCTACGGCCGATTTCTATTGCCTTCTTTTTCTTCATGTCTGTAATATGATAATGCTTGAACGGAATAAAATTTAGTTTAACGTAATATTCAGATTCTTTGCGTGGGTTCTTCTTTCGGCCCGGCGCCAGCGGAATGTGATCAAATGTCGTTGCTCGATAGATTAGAGCCTTTTCGTCTAATGTCGCTGGATCAATTTTGTGGTCAATCAACCTAGGTTTGCCACTAACAGGCCCATCATATGCAGCCATTGACGCAGCATATGTTTCGGCTGCTATACGGGCTGCTTTGTTCTTTTGTGCTTCGCTCACGATAGGATAATACATGATTCCAAGGCCATTGCCTTTATCATCAAGTGCTTCTTCTTGTTTAAACAGATCATCGTATGTCTCTGCTATTGCATCGAACCGATGATATTCTGGCTTGTCAAATTCGCTGTAGGATGTTTTGCTGTTATGGATTTCTTTCAGTAGATCTTTGTTGTTAAGATACGGATTTCTCGCTGCCATAGTGCTCCTTTTTATTCTTATTATGCTTGTAATTATAGCATACAATGAGTGGACTGTCAAACTTTCAAGGACTTATACCCACTATTTATCATTCATAAAAACATGTTATAATTTCTTTGATAAATAACAAGAGCAGAGAGGAACTATTATGACAAATGATACGACGACGAAACGAGCAAGATTAGGACCCGCACCCGGCGCGTTTAAAGAGGTCCTCGGTGATCCTGGCGCCGATGATGTGTGCGATAATCTCTTACAGCCCTTACATGCCACAAAAGGAATTATATTTCCATATACACCACAGGTGATGTTTGGCGGTAGTGCTAATTATGGCAATTTTCACTTTACGCATAGCAATTTTCCTTATTATCAATACCAGAATTCGCAACCTTCGGAGATTCAGGTCACTGGTATTTTTACAGCCCAGACAAACGAAGAGGCAAGGTATTTGCTTGCTGTATTAAAATTTCTACGCGGATCTACGATGATTGAATTTGGCACACAAGCTGCACAGAAAGGACAGGCGGGTACGCCACCTCCTGTGCTACGATTTAATTACATGGGCTCACATATGTTTAACAACACTCCTGTGGTAGTCACAGCATTCAATTACTTGCTTGAAGACACACTTGATTATGTAGAGGTTCAACTTCCGGGCGACAGAGATTCAGGTTCTATTATAAATCTTCAGGCAAGCGAATCTGAGAGCATTATTTCAGCCAAAAATAAGACCTATGTACCAACAAGAATAGTTATCACAACTGTATTACAAATTCAGCCGAATCCGCGTGACGTTAGAGACAATTTTGATCTTGAAAAATTCAAGCGTGGTGATCTTGTAAATCGTGGATATATTTAAAAAGGAGAATGACACTTGAGTAAATTAAACAAGAGCACATCACCATATTTTAACACGCCGATACGGGACTTTTATTTGGATGTCTTAACGAAGCGTAGTATCCCGCCTAACGCGAATGATACAATTGTCGTAATCGAGGCAAAATATGAAGGTCGGCCGGATCTGTTTGCGAATGATTTCTATGGTTCACCACGTCTGTGGTGGATCTTGGCTACACGCAATATGGATATACTTATCGATCCTATCGAAGATTTTAAGGCTGGTGTGGCCATTTTTGTTCCATCACAGGAAACCATACAGGACCTAGTATAACGTGGAAGGTAATCCAACATCAACTGAGATCCCTAAGAAGGATGAGAATCCACTTAGTGTAGACATTGAACGTAATACGTTAGATCAATTTGAAATGCCTACGTATCATTTCCGTTTGTATATGATGAATGATCAGGCTGTCCGTGACAGAAATTTCGGCCCTGCATC